AAACATAACAATAGATACGTATATTCAAAGGTAATATACACAGGGAGCAGAGATGTTGTCTACATAACTTGTAAAATTCATGGAGACTTTCCACAAGAACCTGCCTCACATCTACGCGGTGATGGTTGCTCTTTTTGTGGAGGCGTGGGGCGGTATACGACAAAAACCTTTATAGAAAAAGCACGTAAGATTCATGCTAATCTTTATACATACAGTAGAACAAAGTATACTACCATTATGGAGGAGATTACTATAACGTGTAGAATTCATGGTGATTTTCCTCAAACACCTTCTATGCACTGCTTAGGTAACGGCTGTCCTAGTTGTGCAAACACTCGGAGAGGTACTAAAGGTTCTAGGCAAACAACTGAAGAATGGATACCTAAAGCTATTGCTGTATGGGGAGATCTATATGATTATTCTAAAGTTGAATATGCAGGCTGTTTCTCAGAGGTAACTATTATCTGCAAGGAACACGGAGAATTTCAAAGGACACCCGCAAAGCATTTAGCTAAACAAGGCTGTACCAGCTGTAAATCAACTAGGTCTCGAGCTTACTCTTTTTCTGCAATAGAGTGGATTGAGCAGTATGCACGTTCACATAGACTAAAGAACGTCCAACATGCACTTAACGGTGGTGAATATAATATACCAGGTGATAGGAGAATGTTTGTTGATGGATTTCACGCCCGTTCCAATACTGTCTTTGAGTTTCATGGCTCTTGTTGGCATGGAGATCCTACGGTTTACAAACCTCGTGCAAAGCCTCACCCATTTAGGCCTAGTGTTACTGCAAGACAGCTATACAAAGAGACTGTTGCAAAAGAGAACATGCTAATAGCTCTTGGGTATAACGTGGTAGTTATGTGGGAATCCGACTACGGAGATGGTGAGAAGTTTAGCTACAAACTGTGAACGACACGCACAAAAAACCCCGCGTTAGCAGGGTTAGTGTTTAGGTAAAAGGTGAGAGTTATACTATTGGAGGTGGTACTACTATCTGACTGAGGTCGAAGACGAAGGTACATCGACCTGATACAGGTACTGCGAAGCTTATTTCGATAGTGGAGGTATCCACAACTACAACTTGATCTGGTAAAATTATACCCGAGGTATCATCGTAAACGTTGTAGACAAATCTGTCACTTCCTGAGTTATGCTGTATCTGCCAAACTGAAGCAGGATCAACTTGGTAGAACGTATAATAAGCACTCGCGCTATAAGCTAGATATGTGGTTAAATCCGCTTGCAGTTGCCATAATACTCCTTCTGTTTGTGTCCATACAAACATCCCAGCCTTCTTAGTTGACGGGTGTAGGGCGTCTCTTGTTGTTGTATCAAGAGAAACCCTCATGCCGCCACGTAAGTAAGTATCCTCTAAAAGGAAGTACGATTGTCCATTCTTAGGGATTAAAAAACTAGCTATTGCAATTGCCATGAGGGTGACCTTACATGAAATATGTCGTGGTTAGAACGTGCCTTCTGGAAGGCCTACATTTGCTTCTTTCGTTACAGGCAGTACACCTTCTAACGGCCCTAACTTCCCACCGTCTTCGCTGTTATATTCTGCACCAGGTAAAGCTGGTTGCAAATAAGAAGATATGTAAGAAGCCACTTTACCACGACAGTCTTTCAGGCTGGTAGCAGACTCAATGTATTCAACCAAAGACATAAGTGCAGTCTTATGGGAATCACGTTCACCTGAAGCAGCAAGAAGGTCAGACCCCATCATTGCAGTCTTTTCCTGCAAACGGTCACGTTCTTCAACCAAGATAACATAATCGTTTTTAATCATAGCTACGTGGGCTTGAAGACCGAGCGACTGTTGTTGGTAAAAGTCAGCAGCAGTTCTATATACCTCAATCTCAGCAGCCAAGTTAGAAGCTGCATTGCTGGCAGTGTCACGTTGTTGGGTCAACGCTGACAATAAGGCGTTAATACGAGTTTCTGCAATTCCAGGTACGTTAGCTAGTAAAGCTTGGGAAGGTGTTAATTGTGCTTGTTCAGACATAAAAATCCTTAAATAGTAGTTAATAGAGTTGTATTACATAATGTCTTTACAGTATCAGCTTTTTATCTTGTTCATTGCTCTAGACATAGCAAGTTCATTATACACAGCACCTGTTTTATTAACTATAGCATTAAGGTGAATACGTTTAGCAGGTAGAACTGGATCAACATACACATCAAGAATCAAGTCACCATTAGCCTGTGTTTCAGGAGTATTGTTGCTTGCGCTACACTCAACATGAAACCAGTACAAGCCTCTTGCTTCCTTGATAGGTTTCAAAAAGCGTTCGCTCATTTCAACTAACTGGGCCCATAAGATAGTGTCGTTTGGACTAAAAACTGAATGAAGGGCAGCGATAGATATTGATTTTTCAATGAAGTTCAATAACCGTCTAACATTAACATTAGACAATGCAGAAGCTTGTGCTTGCATAGTGTCTGCTCCCCAAATCTTGTAACCTTTACCTGGTATAGAACGCATTGGGTTAATATGAACACTATCTAGGGCATCTCTGTCTGTCTGATTATAAATATAGCGTACACCACGCACGTTTAAGTTACCGCGTGTCATACCAGCTGGTGCAAACCAAGCTGCATAGTCGTTATCTGTTTTAGCATAGCAGGCCGCAACAAAACCAGAAGGAGGGACATACATATTTCGGTCACTATACGTATCGTAAACCAACAAGTCTGGGGCATACATAGCTGAGTACGTGGTATCCAAGTTTAATGTGTTGGTCATGTAATTCATAGCTTGTGCTACCTTCTGTTGGTCAAAAGGTAAGTCAAGGACCGCAATAGCATCCATACGAGAACGGGCAATATCGTCCATCTCCATCTGAACCTCAACGGCAGTGTATCCGCCATTAATCAGGATGTTTACATCTACACGCTCTGGGTCTCTATACAGGTCCCAACCTTGAACTACCATTCCAGTTGTAGGCAGGCTACCGTTAGTGGCACCATCTAAGAACTCAGAAGTTGTAGCTAGTATCTTGATCTGCGGTGCTGCATTAACATTCGCTACGTAGCGAATTAAAGTAGACTGGTTATTAATGACGTCTTCAATATTCATCTGTCTATTGAATCCGTTTACACGGTAGTCTCTAGATACTAAGAATGACTCGTTGGGTTGCTGGCGAGGACTTTTATAATCAAGGTAAACATCAACATAAAATACATAAGGGTCATCTGGAAGTACAACGCCAATTTTGTTACTAGGTCTGATTTGCACGAAGATTGAGTTATTCCACTCACCTGGGTTAGACGCACAGAAAAAACCTAAGACATTTTCAACGCCTGGTGTACCTAGAGTTGGGAAGCTCAAAGTGTTGTATGGGTCCCATTTACCTAACGGTGTATTTGTACCGTTGTCGAAGTTGGTGATCTTTACAATAGGCGTTACTGCATTAACATCATCAACTGTAACATACGCACCTGCGGTCAGTGTGTCTGTACTAGCAACTCGGGTTACGTACAACCGAGTTGACTCCTCTAAAAAGGTCAACGCCGAAAAGTGCATGTAAGAAATGGAAGGGTCGGGCTCACCAAAAGTCTCAATGAAGTTGCGAACACTGGTGATTAAAGTACGTTCCATAATAGGACCTTTTTTAGAGGCTCCTACTATAGCTCCGATTGACGTTGAGGCAGCAGCGATACGTTGGCTTAAATCCAATTCTTTTGTATAAACGCCTGCACTTGAGTGAGGATTTGACATGTGATACTCTCCGAGATATAATGTTAGGGAACATGGGTATTGTCCTTAAATTATTATATCTCGAAAAGTAATGTAGGTAGGTATTTAGTGTTCTTTGTGGAAATCAGGCACAGGGGTTATGCTGAAGTCACTAGGCATTAACAGTTCGTTCATGTTTCTCGACAACAGCTCTACAATCATGAAATCACGAGACGTGCTGAGGACGTGCTTTTTTAACCAAGGTAAGTTTGAACCTGAAGTATCTACATGCTTACGATGTGTTGGTATCTCAAGTTTGGCTAATAATTTGTTAAGATCATCTAACTTTGTTGTTACTGTTGACAAGTTAATACTCCTAAATCAGTTATAGAACCCTTTTGTAAGCCTTCCGACATTGCAACATGGGTGACCCCTAATTCTTTTAAGTCAATGACTGCGTGATTTTCCAACAACCAAGTAAGTAAGTTTTCAATGGTTGTCTCACAAGGCATAATTATGATATTATTTAAGTCAAGATCATACTTTGCGTTGAACGTACCACGTTCTGGTGTAGTGTAAGATACGTGTAAAGTATTCTTAAGCCTTTTAACAATATTTTCCTCTTTGATGTAGACAGTGTTAGTAATACGGTTAATGAAACGGTTTAACGCCATTTCAATGTCTAGCTGATCTCCAACGGTTTTACCTTCTTCGTCATACATAAAAGTGACGAAAGATAAATGACCATGAACAACGTTCTGGCAAGCCCAACTGGTAGAGTCCTTCAAACCATGAGTGTACCGGAACATTTTAGTGTAACTTAACTTATCACTATACTGAACAAGGTCAGGACGTTCAGTTAACGTACACGCTACTTGTA